ATATTATTCTTATTATTTATTATTATTAGAGTATCCTTAGGGTTACTGGTAGTAGTATCCTTAGGGTTACTGGTAGTAGTATCCTTAGGGTTACTGGTAGTAGTATCCTTAGGGTTACTGGCTAGATAATACATGGTAGCTTTACCATGGACTTTTTTACTTTTAATTAATCCTAGACTTTCTAGGTCTTGAATAGCTTTTGTAATTCCATTTCTTTTAGATATTTTTAAATCTTCTGCTAGAGAATTATAAGCATACACAAAAAAAATTTCTCCATTTACATCTGTAAACTTTTTTTTATTTTCTTCTAAGCAGGATACTTTATATCTATCTAGCATCAGCATATATATAGAAAATGCTGTACTGTTAATTACTCCATCCCTCCATAGCCTAAAAAGGCTTTTAGGGACTTGGTAAAATGGTTCATTATCTTTCAAGTCCCTTACCTCCTTTTACTATTTAAAATTTAAAGCTAATAAGACAAGTATGGCACTTTCTAGGAATAAACCTATTATTAGAGCTATATTAAATTTGGTTAATTTTTGATTTTTTTCAATTTCTTTATCATTTTCATTTAACCAGAATTTAACTCTATTTTTATAATAATTTTTCCAGTATTTGACATCATTTAATTCCCATTTTAATTGACCTATTTTATTTAAAAGTTTCTTCATATTCTCTTCTGTTACTTCTATTTTTTCAAATTTTATTTCTATGTTATTTTCCATCTACATAAGCTCCTTATTTTGTTAAAAATATACCTGTATGGTCTTTTAATTGTTGTCTGGGAATAAACTTTCTGCAACTTTATCTATATCTTTGTTATCGCCAGATTCTGTAATAAATTCACCTGTTTCAGCATTAATAATATCTCCATTATTTTCAAGTGTTTCAATTTCTTGAACTTCTGTACTCTTATTATCTACAACTTTAAATGATTTTTCATCTTTTGCAGCCATTTCAAGAAATTCAACAGACACTGGTAACCATTTTAATAGCTTTTTAACTACTGTTTTTTGTGCCATTTCTTCAAAATTCTTATTCCATACATCATTTTTATATGACCCTTTTCTGTACTTTTCTTCATGATGTGTAACTTCATCTTTTGTCATATATTCAAAAGCCTTAGCACCATCTTTTAGAATTGCTACAGCATAAAAGCCTTTTATTTCTCCTCTTTCATCAAAATTTGGCTTATGTGTTAATGTTCTTGATAATCCATACTCAATGTTAAAGTCATCATTTTCATATACTGTATAACTGTATATATCAGATAATTGTCCACTTCTTCTTAATAATTCAATTAATCCTTTATAACCTATTTGAAACTGGCACTCAACTGTGCCAGCTTTCTTATTTTCAAATGGTATTAAATAACATTGTCCTAAAGTACCAGGTTCTAAACCAAGTTGAGCAGATACCATTAAAGCACCCAACAAACTCTCTTGATTGCATTTCGCAAGTTTTGGATTTTGTCTTATAGTTGTAATAGCTATTCTTACAAATCTTTCGCTATTTATATGCTTTGGCAATGCTGTTGCAAATTGTTTTGCTCCTGCTTGTATTACATCAAATATTGTTTTTCCCTTTTTTTCTGCTACTGCTGCTGTTTTATTACTTGTTGTTAAACTATTTCTTGCTGTTGGCATATTATCCACTCTCCTTATTCTTCATCTCTATTTTGATTTTTTGGTTTTCTGCCTCTTTTCTTAGGCTTTTTTTCTTCTTCTATTTCATCTGTTTTATCAACTTCATCTGGATTATCTTCATCTTTTTTGTCAGTTTTATCTTCTAAAAGATTTTGATTACTATTACCTGGTTCTGTTACTTCTACAATCTCAGCTTCTTCAATATCATTTTTTTTATCTTCATCAAATAAAGATAAATTATTATTAGTTTTTATTGATGCCATTCTTTCAAATGCTTTTTCTATACAACTGATTGCTTCTTTTTCTATTTCTTCAATAGTCATATTTTCAAGTTCTAAACCTTTATTTAATAATTTTTCATCAAAAACTTCTGCCCAAATAGCCTCTTCTAAATAATATTCAACACCATTTATTTTTGTTTTTGGTACTTCTTCTTTACAAACAATATTATTAAAAATTATTGTTGTTTCACTTAATTTTTTAAATTCCAATGATAATTTTGTATTTGAAGTTTCAAAAACCAATTTTGTTTTATCTTCTTTGATTTGTTTTTCAATTAATGACCAACCTAAAACATTATATTTACTTCTTATAATTTCATCTGTATACCATTTTAAAATATTATCACTTATCATATTCAATTCCTCCCTTATCTAACCATTAAAAATTTTGATGTTTTTTGATGTTTACTTTCTAATTCCTTATATTGTTCCATTAGCTCTAAATTTTCTTTTGCCATAGCCTCAAAATCAGGTGTTTTTCTAGTTTGTATGTTAAATTTAAACTTTCCAGCAACTCCCTTTTGAGTACCGTTATTTATAAGTTCCAACATTACCTCTTCTTTTAATAGATCCTGTTCTTTCTTTAAAGAATTAATTTCTTTACTTAACTCTTTAATTTTTGCAGCTTTTTCTTCTAAGTCTGCAAACTCTATAACTTCATTATTTTCTATTTCTAATGCTTTTTGTTTTAAATAATTCATGTAAGCATCTGAACCATCTGGCATTGGAGGAATCTTTTTTAATAAATTTTCTTGATAAAATTCAGTAGCTTTATTTCTAATTAAATTTATATCTTCCTCGCTTCTCTCTATCTTAAATTCCTTATATTGCTGTCCTCCAATTAGTACAGCTATATATGCAAATTTATAACCTGTAAGCATTAAATAATGCTGTACTTGTGCATAATAATACTGAGGTATTACATCATCTTCCCAGTCTTTTTTATTCCAAAGAGATGTAGTTTTTATTTCTAAAACTCCATAATCTCCTGTTTCTTTATCTTTTAATACTCCATCTAAATTAGCAATTAAAAAATCATTTACAACTGAGTAAGGAACTTCATATACAATTAGTTCTTTATGCTTATTGGAGAACTCTTTTAAAATAGTTCCCTCTAACATATGCCCCCAATGTGTTAGTTCATTACCTTTGAAATTGCTACCTTCTGTTTTATCTACATAAACATCAACTATTGATTTATAAGGATTTACTCCAATTATTGCCCCTATGTCACTTCCACCTATTCTTTTTGCTCTAAGTTCATGCCAATCATCTTCATTATCATAACCAAGAACTTTTGTATTTTCAGTATTTGCTTTTACAGAAGTTTCAAACTCTTCTTTTGTCATTTCTATTACTTCTGATTTAGTAACACTTATTAATTGTTCTAAATCTGCTTTATTTAATTTGCTATATCCTACTAACCCTAAACTTTTTGCTTCTTCTCTTAATTCTTTAACTGTCATAATCTATTCCTCCATATCTTCAAATAAAGATGATTGTTCTAATTTTACTTTTGCTTTTTCCTCTTCTAATGTTTCAAGATTTAATTTAGCCTGGTTAAAATATGCTTCTTTTAATTCAATTCCCAAACTTCTTCTATCCATTTTTAGTGCCATATATTGTGTACTTCCAATTCCCATAAATGGATCTAAAACTATATCATTTGGATTAGTCCATAGTTCTATACATCTTGCAATTACATCAAGTTGTAAAGGACATATATGTCTTTCATCTTCTTCTGATCTTGCTTTTGTTCTATTTAATGTATTTGTTTGTCTAATATCCATCCAAACTGGATTGGCATATCTTCTCCATACTTGGTGAGAATAAACAGGCAATTCATTATATTTTTCTTTGTTTTTTACTTTTTCAGGATTAGGTTCTGGTCTATCTCCTTTTATTCCTTCTGGTTCATTTTCTCCATAAAATCTAGTAAGACCTTCAGGATGTTCTATTCTTTCAGGATTTTCCCCATCTTTTCTGAATGTAACAATATAATCAGGTAAGCCATTTCTACATAAACTTGAATCTTTACATAGTTGCTTATGTAATAAACCTAGTGCTTTGGTTCTTGTTGCTTCAACTAATGGATCTTTATATATTGTTACTTTCGAATGATATATAAATCCAGCCTCTTGGAATAATCTTATTATTTCTCCTGGAAAATCTTTTAAACCTATTACTCCATCTTTTGATTTCATCATAGGTAAATCCATACAATGAATACTTATTAATCTTCCTGGCATAAGAACTCTATATAATTCTTTTACTAAAAATCTAAAGTGTTTATAAAATTCATCATCATTTTTGCTATTTCCCATATCTCTATCACTATTTGAATAAGTATATAAACTAGCAAATGGTGGACTAAATATAGAGTAGTGTATTGAGTTATCAGGTATCCCTTGTATAACTTCTACACTATCTCCATGATATATTGAGTATTTATCTTTTATTACTTGATTAAT